AATTGATTCGTAATGAACCATAATGACTGAAGAGGTATGCACTATGAATCCAGCAACACCGACACCAATAGCCGACTTCGTTAGGTACTGTGGAACGCAGCAGAAAGCTGCTGACGCGCTAGGAATATCGCGTGCTACGGTAGCAACTTGGTTGCGGAGACAGACGGGAATTTTCGTATTTGCTGGCCCGTCCGGGGGGTTTACCTGGTATCAGGTTCGTATCCCAGATACAGCCGCTTAACTGCGGTTTTTGCGTTTCTAGCGCCACTTAAAAACATCTGCCGGTGAAATGGCAGGCATGGGGGGAACATATGAATTTTGATGGAGTTTCGGATCGCGAGCTAGATGAGCTGTATGTTCAGGTCGCGGAAGATATTGCAAAAATCAAAATGCAGCTCGGATTCGCAAAGAGCGAGGCCGCATCGGCTGGAAAATACAGTGACCCTTTGTGGTTCAGAAATGCCAGTCACGCTTTACGAATGCGCGGGATTGAGCATCAGAAGATACAAATGGAGCGATCCAGGCGAAAGAAATCTAGGGCATCCACACCAAGGGTGAAAGGTGTCTCGGATTACTTTGTCGATATTTGCCGCGCCACCCTAGAGCCAGAATTGTTCGAGGAAATTCTCGTCGCCGCAAAGGAATTGAAGCGGGAGAATGGATAATGGCGAGAATCAGGACGATCAAGCCAGAGTTCCCCCAATCGGAAAGCATGGGGCGAATTTCCAGAGATGCGCGCCTGCTTTTTATCGAACTTTGGACTCTCTGCGACGATTCGGGGAGGGCTCGCGCGGCCTCGCGAATGCTCGCGAGCCTTCTTTTTCCCTATGACGATGACGCTCCGGGGCTGATTTCCGGGTGGCTTGACGAGCTTGAGCGCGAGGGCTGCATTGTGCGGTATAGCGCCGATGGTTCGCAGTACCTTCAAGTGTGTAACTGGTTGATTCATCAGAAGATTGATAAGCCTAGCGTATCAAAAATACCTGCATTCGACGAATCCTCGCGAATCCTCGCGAATCCTCGCGAACATTCGTCGTTGGATCAAGGATCAAGGATCAAGGATCAAGGAAGTAAAGAATCGCCTCCGGCTATCCCCCCACCTCGCAAAAAGAGGTTAACCCCATTACCTGATGACTTCGGGATATCCCCCAGGGTGCAGGAGTGGGCAGAGTCGAAGGGCTACCGAGACCTCCCTCTCCGCCTTGAACACTTCGTTTCCTACGCCAAGCGCAGCGGCAAGACCTACGCCGATTGGGATGAAGCGTTCATGGCCTCCGTACGCGACGATTGGGCGAAGTTATCTTCCCGTGACCAACCCTCCGAAGTGAGGACGTGGAAATGACCACCATCACTGATCGCGATTGGGATGCGCGGAAATGGACCGCCCTCGCAGAGCAGGAAGCGCAGCACATAATCCCGGCTGAAGATTTCTGGGGGGCGCTATGCCGACTGGCGGAAGGCGGGGAGGAAACATCCGGCGCTCCCCTCCCTTGGGGCAAGACTCACGACACCATCCGGCTACGTCCTGGGGAGCTGTCGATATGGGGCGGCATAAACGGGCATGGCAAATCGGCCCTGCTCGGGCAGGTGATCTTGTGGAACCTTTTGGAAGAGCCCGCCCTAATCGCGTCGATGGAGATGCGTCCTGAACAAACCATGCTCCGGATGGCCAGCCAGGCTATTGGCCGGAAACCTACCCCGGATGACGTGATGGAGTGGTTGCCGAAAATCTCGGGGCGCTTGTGGATTTACGACCAACTTGATTCGGTCCGCTCGGATCGGATTCTGGCGATGGTTCATTACGCCGCTTCAGAGTTGGGCGTCTCGCATATCGTTATCGACTCGCTGACCAAATGCGGAATCACCCGTGATGACTACGCCGCGCAGACTCGGTTTGTGGACAAGCTGCAATGGGCCGCCAAGAGGTATTCCGTACACGTTCACCTGGTCTGCCATATGCGCAAAGGGGATGACGAGAACAGATCACCGGGGAAATTCGATATCCGGGGTGCGGCGGAAATCTCCGACCTTGCGGACAACGTGTTTGTGGTTCACCGGAACAAGGGCAAGGAAGCGGCACAACGTCAACAGGAGTTCGGCGCGCCGTTGACCAAGGCGCAGGAAGAAAAACTCAACGAACCGGATTCGCTATTGACCCTGGCTAAAAATCGTCACGGTGGAGTCGAGGACTGTTGGGGGCTGTGGTTCCACCCCAGTAGCCAGCAATTCATAGCCGTGAGTTCACCCCATCCGATGCCGTGGCCAAGGCCGAAAGCAAACGTAACCCCATCACCTTATGCGAGGGAAGCATGAGCATCTCGGTTAAATACATCGAAGCACTAACCGGCACTGCCCCCTGCGATACATGCGGGCATTACATGAAGTGCAAGGAAAAAGAGATTGCGTGTAGGGATTTCGGGCTTTACGTCAAGTATGGTCCTGATATCAGGAAAGCCGCAGTTCGCGTGAGACAGCAGCAACGTGCGCTAGAGGCTCGGATAGCGAGCGGGGTGCAATACAAAGACCCGCGCAGGGCTGTAGCCGCCTTGAAGTCAGATGCAGACGCTTTGGAGTGTTTCGGCTTTGCAAATCGCAAGCCTGACGCTGCGATGTTTGTCCGCATTTTCCGCGATGAATGAAAAACTACATCTGGGAGTAACGAACCATGACCGACAGAACGGCACATACCCAATGCCCGTATTGCGGTGTTTATTTTCAGGGATATCACAACTGCAAACAGAGTGGTTCTAGCGCCAAGTTGGAAGATATTGTTATCACTGTAACACCTGACCAGGTGAACCGACCTTCACACTACAACCACAGCGGGATCGAATGTATCGACGAGATCAGAGCAGCATTAGGACATGACGGTTTCATCGCGTATTGCCGGGGTAACGTCATCAAGTACCAGTGGCGGGCGGATCACAAGCACGGCGGGGAGGATTTGAAAAAGGCTGCGTGGTATGCCCGAATGGCGTCTGGCGATGACCCGAGGGCAGTATGAGCTACAAGCGCAAGGAAGTAATCGGTAACGCGACGTTGTATCTAGGCGATTGCCTGGAAATCCTGCCGACATTGGAAAAGGTGGATGCGGTTATTACTGATCCGCCGTATGGGATTGGTGACCGCTCGGCTGCGGCAGCACTTCGCCGCG